TCCAAGGTCAATCTCCACGATCCGCCCGCGCCGGTACGGTCCAGACCATCTGGTGATTGTAACCGTGATCTTCTTAAAACTGGCAATGGTTGCCGAGAGAACGTACTGCACCAGTGTGTTGTTGCTGACGCTGGTTGTGTAGACGACCGCGTTCGCCGCATTGTAGGCGGTGATTGTAAAGTGTGTCGCGTACTCGTTGTTCAGTGGATCGAAAGTGACAGTGACACCACTGGACGTGTAAGATGAAGCGTACGTCAGTGTGATCGAGGCAGAGAGATTGTTGCTCGCGTCGCTTAGATTGTTACTGACCCACCCGACCTGACCCCAGTCTGCTGTGGTGTCTGATGCGAATGACCACGATCCGTCCAGAACGGTCCGGTTGTTCTCGTTTGTGATCAGCTTCAGAGTCTGCACGCGGACGTTGTCGCTGATTTGAGACGCAGCCTGGCTGATAAAAAATTCACTGCTCGTGGTGACTGCCGGTGTATCGCCTTCGATTCCTACCGGACTAATGTCGAACGTGACGCGGCCGACCATCTCGCGGGTGTCCGCGTAGATCGCGTCCTTAAAATCCTGTGAAACTGCATACATGGCCGGCCCTCCTCACTTCTCGATAAAATTGAACTTGATGTCCTTGTACCTTGGGACGCTGTTGACGAAGTCAAGCATGCCGATTGATCGGTCGCCACAGTAGAATGTCGCTGTCCGGTTGGCGTTGGTCTGCGGGTCCATATAAGTTACCGAGAACGTGACCGGATTGATGGCGGTCAGTACAGATGCCATGTCTGTCCGGCTCAAATACCGGTAGCCGATCTCCAGTTTCCGCTTTGTCGTGACCCGCTCAATCACCATCGTGCCGGCAGCGTTCCGCTCGGCCTTGCTGATGTCTGCGATCGAGACTGAGAACTCGGATGGAATCGGCAAAGTGACGCCGCCGACACTAATAAGTGACATATTTGCCGCCTCCTATACAATTGAGATTACTGATGAACCGACGCGGGTCGATTCTTTGCTCAAGTAAGGATTGATCGCCCTTGCGATGCTGTTTCCGTCGATCTTAATGACGACATCGCCACCGCTCCGGTTGTTAGTTGTCCCACCGGTTGCCTGCATTGCTGTCAGTACAGCTGTGCCGAGTGCTGAGGCCATTTTATCGACAAAACCGGTGTTCTCAAGCGGCATGATCAATTCCTTGCCCGATTCGCCGACCATCGCCATCGTCGGGCTGTCCACGATCCCTCCACGGGCCAAGCGTGGGATTTTTGGAATGTCCGGTATTTTATTTGTCAGCGGAAACTTGTTTTTGAACGAATTAAAATCTGTCATAGCGCCGTTCAGCATATCAATAAAATCGTTTAATACAGACTTGATGCCTGCACCAATACCATCCTTGAACTTGTCCTTGATTTTTGCAATGCTCTCTCCGATTGGATCTGCCACATTCTTGGTGAACCATTCCTTAGCACCAGTAAATGCACTTTTGATTGACGTCCACATGCCGGATGCTGCAGTTTTTAAGTTCTCAAGCAGCGTCTTGTCTTCCATTGCCGTTCTGATTCGATTGAACGTATTGATTGCCCAGACTGTGATCCCGGTCTTCGGATCGATAAAAACATTTTTTATTGCTTGAAAAATATCAGCCGCTTTTTTACTGATTCCCTCGCGATTTTGCTCCATGCCCTCAGAAACTTTGCCAAAAGTCGACTTAAAAAACTCGCCTATGCTTTCAAATTTTTGTTTAATCGCTTCAATCACGATGCCGGCATTTGCTTGAACCTTTTGCAGGTCAGGCAATGGAGGAAGCATCATCTCAGCAATAATTCTTATAAGCCCTTTTAATTTTTCACCGAGTGCAGGGATCCAGCTAAAATCAATTGGTGTAGTGAGCCATTTCCAGAATTCTTTCACTTTGTCAGCAGCACTGGAGGCTGACTCGGAGATGCTTTTCATCTTTGCGTCAAATTCACTCTGCCCTTGAACGCCAGGAAGTTGCACATCCAGAACTTTTGTATTGTCTTTTGTATCACTAGTCGCCTGGGCGGTATCCTCTGCCAGTGTGTTCACTTCATCAAATGACGCCAGCGCACCCTTAGCGGCTTTGTTGGCATCTTTAATATTGTCGCCTACCGTAGCAAATGAGTTTGCAGTCTTCTGCACCTGCTTGTTCGCCTGCTGAGCTGCCGGTGCGGTATAGCCAAAAAGTGCACGGCTAAAAGCGATGACATACTGTAATTTCTCAGTAAAAGACTCGATGCCTCGGATCATTGCCGGCAAGACATAGTTGACGATTGGCAAAAATGCTTCTCCAAATGCCAGCTTCAAGTTAGCCAGTGCCGATCCAAATTGCTGCACCGCAGTCCCGCCATTTTTAAGCAATTCTGTACCGTAATTGTTCGCGGCCTGCTCTAAAATGGCAAAATAGCGAATCTGCGCTTTCTGATTCTCTTCAAGCTGTGCCCAAGACTTGTCGCCGGCATATTTTTTGAACGCTTCCGTCTGGCTGATCGTGCTTTCACCGACCATGATCCCCAAGTCCTCAATTGCATCAGTCTCTCCACGCATACCCGAAGCGATCCGCTCCATGGTGTCCTGCATGGTTCGACCGGATCCGGCCGCCACAACTGCTGCAGTCTTCAATAGATCAGTCGTGAACGTGAACTGCTCTTGTTGTGACTTGGCAAATTGCTTGGTCATGATCGCGAACGTACGTCCGTAGTCAAGCGCTTGGAGCTGAGACATATTAAGCGCCTTGCCGGAAGTCCTTGCCCACTCCATAAAGTCGTCGGCAGAATCACCAAGTGTGCGGCTTAACACTTGAATAGCCGCCTCAGCTTTGATGGCATCGTTCACTCCAGCCGCTCCGAGCATGAAACTGGCAGCTGTACCTGCTGCCATTACTTGAGGCCCAATTCTGGATAGACTTGATTGCACATTTGTCGAGAACGTCGCTACCTGTGTCTGTGCCTTCTTCATTTCTTCTTTTAACTTGCTGAAATCAGCACCGGCACGCACCATTAAATTGCGGACGACTGACATGATCTCACCTCCTTAGTACACCGTTCCACCCATTGCCATGTTCAGACGCTTGACCACTTCAAGCATGGCGCTTGCATCTTGATCTTTTGATCCGGCATTCGATTCGCCCAGAACTTCTTTTAATGAAGGCATTTTTTTGACTCGCTGCCAGTACGCGCCGAGATAGGCCATCGTGATCCGGTCTTCATGTTCTTGCTTGATTTTTTTATTAAAAATTTTCACGTAGATATTAATCTCGGCAGGTGTCAATTCCCAGAAATCAATCGCTCGAATTCCCACATGGACAGCGACCTCTAGCAGGCCGGATATCGTCATCAATTGGCCGCTGTCTTCTTCTTTCCCGGGTCGTCTGACCCAAATGACGCAGCAAATGCTTCGCTCATCACGCTCGTGATCTCTGTGATTGTGCTGTGATCATCAACCAGATCCATCACAATATCCGGTGACAGCCCCTTGTCTTCATGATGCAGACCAGCCCATACTAGCACCGCCAGCTGATGCTGAGTAAGGTCTTCGAAATTCAATTTTGATATGGTAATCCCGAGTGTCTTTTCAATTAAATGAATCGCTCGCATGCCGTATCGAAAGTTCCGCATCCGGTCGAGTTTGACTGGTGTATAAATAAAAATCACTCCTTAAAATAAAAAAAGACGACCCACCGGGAAGGTGAGCCGTCCTTTTATTATGCCGAACGTACTGCTGCGATCTCGTAAATCTTTTGGGTCTTTCCGGACTCGTTGACGACCAGAGCGAGCATCTTTGACTCCGCTGCCGCAAATGCAATTGCATTTGACGCCGCGCCGGAAGTGATGTCCTGGATGTAAACGCCGTCGATGTAGAGCTTGATGGTGTGCGATGCTGCCGTCGGTGTGACAGTAATTGTCGTGCTTGTGTTGAACACCCAGCTGTACGTGAATTTTCCGTTTGCAAAAGTCGGAGAAAGCGCTCCGCCCGTGCCGGTCAGCGTCAATGCTGTCAGACCGCCGGAAGCTGTCACACCAAGTGCCGGTGTTCCGGTCACTTTGATGGTTGCTTCAAAAGTGATGCTGTCTTCCATCTCGGCACCAGTGGTGTACCCTGTGACGATACCAGAGAACGTCCAGCTTGCCCCAAGTGTTGCCGGGAAGGTGATGGTGTAAGACAGAACCGTTCCTGCAGTCAAGCTCGTATAAAGCGCGTACTGACCATTCGTGTCAGCGCTGTTGAAATAGCCGCTGATGCTTACCTCTCCGCCGTCGCGCACGCCTTGAATAAATGAACGCCATCCTGCGCTGTCAAGGTTCGTCGTTTCAATCGTATCCGCAGAAATCTCAAGACCTGAGACGCTGGTAAGTTCTGCGATTGAACTAACTCCGATCAGTAGCTTCGTCCCCATTGCTGAAACAGCCATTTTGGTCAGCTCCCTTCATAATAAAATGTCACTTCGAAGTTGGCGCGATAAAATTTTACCGCATCCTCAAAAAGCTCTATTAAGTTTTGGACAATGACTGACTGAACGAACGGACCGCCGGTTCCGATGCTGCGATCCTCAAAACTGATCAGCTTGTCTTTTACCGCAACCAGAAAGGATTGCAGATCAGAATAAGTAGTCGCCAGGATGTCAATTTCATATCTGCCCATTCTGGTGCCGGTCGTTCCGTCCATCGTCTTGATGTACTCGGTATTCGTTTTCTGATAAATCACGAAAGGTGCTGTGATTCCCTCCATGGCCTGCATCGG